TTAATCAAGCTTCCAAGCATTGCTGCTTTTGTCCATTGACGGTTTCTACTTGCTTCGCGGCCTGCTTCTATAGCGTATCTATCCATTTCTTCCCAAGTACTTAAACCGCTCAAATCTTTAATTATCTTAGCAGCAACTAATTTCCTTGTTCTATCCCAACCGCCTAAATCTCTTGCAAATGCCTTTTTAATAGTATCTAATAAACTAGTCTCTTCTTCATTGATAGGTACACAATTAGGTACTTCTCTACCGTCTTTCATCTTAGTTCCTACTGGATGATATCCTCTCCAACACGGATTGTCTTTAGGATTTTTTAGGCCCATTAGTGTAAATATTTTAATTTATACTTAGTTGTTTCGATTAATTTAACAATCTCGTCTATTTGATTCTGAATGTAAGTATCTTCAGGTACTAATGTTCTTCTAGCTGTTTCAATATACTTAGATAAAGCTTCAAAATAGGTTATAAATTGACTATCTTCTTTAAAAGTAGCTGGAGAATTGTATCCTCTAATGATGCCGTATCTTCCTTGGTAGCTTTCTACTAACTCGTCAGTTGCTTCTAAAATTTCATCATAATACTTGTTCAATGCTTTGTGTGCAGCATAAGAACCAGGTCCTTCAACTTGCCAGTGAAAAACATGAGCTTGGTTACGAGAAGCTAATAATGTCGATATAAATTGAGATATTTGGTCCATTATTCTTCTTCTTTTTTAGGTAATTCTTTTTTAGAAGCTGTAACCATTATATGTTTAGTGCGTAATTCTCTAATTTTAGCCATCTTTCTTTCTGCTAACTCATGATGCTTTTCAGTCAATTCAGGTTTTTCAGCAGCTTCTTTCATATGACCATTAACTTCTTTTTGAAGTCTGCTAATGTGTTTAGTTATTTCATCTAAAACGTGGTCTTTTTTCTTTTCCATCTCAGACATGTGGCTATGTAGTTCATTACAAGCAGATTCAGCTACAATATTAGCTTCGTCTTCATCGCTGTAGACACCATGCACTGATTCTGGATTAAATTGACCCATACCAAAAGCATGTGAATGATGAACTAAATCCTCAGGTGAGGATTCTGGAGTTGGTTTTAACACCACAATTATCTTACCGACCTTGTCTTCACAACCCGGATGATCCCAATGTTCTTCCATCATAGTACTTTCCTTTAAATTTTTCTTTTTAGGTTCATTGATATGCAATGCAGCTAGGTATTTATCTAATGCTTCTTTGGTACCTTTGGTTTCACCAACTTTTTTGCCGTGTTTATATACAACGTACTTATTTCCTACTTTTTTATGAGTATAAGGCATTTCTAAACGTTTTCTTGTTTATAAATATCTAACTTCTTCAGTTCAGCAACCTTCTCTTTTACCTCTTTATAGACTGATGCTTTATCGCCTCCGCCCCATTTCTCCACTTCCCCCATTTCAGAAACAAAAGTATCGTTTTGATCAACCCAAGCATCTAAGGCTCTTTCTAAGTCGCTTAGCTGAGCGTTTTTATTGCTATTCATTATGTTAGAACAGTATTCCTCCCACTTTCCTTGGTTTTTTATGTCAGACTCCATTCTAGAAACACAGTCAATACACATTTGGTGGATAGCCCACATCTTCCTATTATACTCATGTGCCTTCATAACTCCACCACATTTCGGACAACAAAGAGGTAGTACAACTAGTTTTTTTATTTCATCAAGCTTAGTTACAGTTTGTTTTAAGCCACCCTTAATGGTCCACTTTTTACCACCATCTTCCCAAACATCTCCTTCTTTATGGCTTTCTACGTATTTTTCGTAACCAGATTGTATTTGAGTTGCATCGTTTGTATTACCTGAAATGATGTTTCTCATCCTCTGCACGTCTCGTGGTGCAAATTCTTTCTTTAAATTATTTTCCATAACGGTTATTTTGATATTTTATACAAATCTTTTATATGTTTAGCGTATTTAATTAAATACTTTTCTACTTCCTTTGGCTTTTTTTCTACTCCTAATTTGATAGCATCCTTTAATCCTATTAACATCTTACGAATGTAAAATAATTTTGGATTTGGGTTGGGTAATGCTTTTTTATCTATTACAGTATACGTTATTGCACTATGTGTTTTACCGTTTTTACCGTGTACCTTAACTGATATTTTTTTATATCCACCTTCCTGTTTGTCTAATTTTGGTATTTCACTACTGTCAATTGTATATAAAATTCCAAATACTTTACTGCCTGGAGCTTTAACCACATCTGCTACTGAGCTGTCATGATCTCTCTTAGCTATTTTATCAAAAGCTAATTCATATCCATCTAACCACGCAAGTTCAATAGCTTTTGCAGTTTTGTAATTTGCTTCAAACTCAGCAATATCCATGTTACTCCCATAAGCAAAATACTTTTCCTGCTGCTCCATACTATTTTCGTTTATCTACTATTTTGTAGGGTATATTTTTTGCTTCTAGCATTTTAATTAAATCAAAATAGGTCGATAAAGCGGGTGGTTCAAAAGATTCTTCATCGTCAAAATCTTGATTACCTACAATGCTAGGTTTTTTTACAGCAACTTCAATTATACATTTTGAAATGTCTACACCTTTTGGATATCTTTTTATGCTTATTCTTTCTTCTGATTCATCCACGGAACTTCTACCGTATCCGGCTGCAGCATCTGCATGTGGCTCTAGTTTATATCTATCCGATAGTAAATTACCATCAATCGCTATTCTTACTTGATCTGATATAGAGTCGCTGGACATACTTTTATTTCTTGTGAAGGAAATATAAGGCTGTACTAGCGTACCGTGAGTTGATTTTAAAACTAAATTATCACCTAGGATAGCCACCATGTTAGAGTAGCTAGTAAAATGATACAAAGTACCAACTTGTTTTCTTTCATTTAATAAATCTATTAGCTTTATCATATTGAATCTAAATCGTATACACTTAAATTAAGTTTACCGTAATCCCTCATTAAAATACCAGCCATTGCATTAGCCTCATCTTCAATAGTTGATCCTGTTTCTCCAGAACCACCTTCAATCATTTTCAACTCATTTTGACGGTGGTGAGTTAATTCGTGTGCTAAACTCCTACAAACATCTGCCAAGTTTCTACCTAAGTAAAATACTTTAATTGAATTGTCGTTTGGATTATATTCTCCGTATGATCTAAATTGCTCAACAAAAGCTTTATCAGCAATCAACTTAATATTTGGTAGTGATTGTATGTATAATTCTTTTTTGCAAAATTTAATAAAGTCTTTAAGCGTATTAAGCTTCTTCTGGTCCATTGTCTTGTTTTACTTTTGGTGCTAACATTTTAAAAACCTTAGGTGCAACACCTTTATTGTATGCAGCTTCCGGAACTGTTTCTGCAAATTTCTCATAATCACCACTACTTAGTGTATTTCTAACATAGGGAGCTGATACAATACCTGCTTTCTCATGTACCTGAATTGCTCTAACCCTATTTCCAAACTGATCTTGGAGTGATTTTATGTAATCTGCATCATCTTTTTCATCATCTCCCTGAGCTACGTACACAGGATTGACAGTTGAATTAGCCTTTAGGTAGTGAATAATACCAACTATTGGAGATTCATCTGTCGAAATAGTTACAGTTATTTTTGGATTTGGCTCTGCTCTCAAGTACATATTCCAAATTTGTAAGGAATCTTCAGGTGTAATTCCATCTATAGTCTTCCTACTAATTAAAACATTTACCTGTTTTACATAGTCTCTACTAGCTAAATTTTTAGCTGCTTCAAAGTGTCCTTTGTGTGGAGGTTTAAATTTACCAGGATAAAAGCAAGGACCTGCTCCGTTTATCATGGCTTCGGCTATTCTATAACCTAGTAATTCAGCATTAATCATATGCTAATAAATATCTAGCCTTCTATTAGTCTTGCGTTTTCCACTTTTTCTTTTAATTCTTTCATATAAGCAACAGCTACTTTGATCTTTTCTCCCACATATTCGGCTTCTTTTTCATCTAAGTCTAACCTAAAAATAAACATTTGGTACTGTGAATCTACTCTTGGATCGTAACTAATAAAGTCACACCACCTAGCTTCTGCACAAATCATGTTAGAAAGACACTGGTAGTAGTAGTTTGGAGCCACCTTTTTGAAATCTTCTACCGACTTTATTAATCCGTGTTTAAAATGATTAACGGAATTATAGGGACATTTTACTTCGATAATACCATCAGGCTGCACTTCTCCATCAGGTGAACCACCATAATACTCTCCTACAGGAATAAAAGAAGATGCATTTACGGTTAAATTTTTCTTACCACTATAAACTTTAATAGCTTCTGGTTCTAAATTAGTACCCCAATCCAAGGCAGGTCCTCCTGCTAATGGAGCTATTGCTCCAAAAAACTCACTTACCTTTTCAAGTAAATAGGTTTTTGCTGTGTCTGTTAGGGTATTTTCCTTTCCACCCATTATTTTATGTATCTCTGAACTGGTTATTTTACCTCTTCTTATTTTAAACCACTCATCTGAGCGTTGTTCTATAATCATAGTTGCATTTTCTTAAGTAGTAAAGCACCAAATGTAAGCTGCTTTGCTGTATGTAAATACTTAGTTACTTGTTCAAAACCTATATCAGAAGGATCTTTGCCTTGTAATTCAATCAAATAAACGTCTTTACCAAGGTCAATTAATTGTTTGGCATAATCTATCGATTGCTTTAATGCATCGTTGTCTAGCGCTAAATAAACCGTTTTTACATCGCTTTGTACTAATTTCATCATTAGTGCTTTTGGAATGGTCTTACCGAATAGAGGAATAGCGTTGCGTTTTAAAGCAATAGCATCAAAAATACCCTCACATAAAATGACCGGAACCTTCCAGTTTATAAGATACTCAAATCCAATTAAATCGTTTTTGTTACAAGAAGGTGCGTTGTATTTTCTACTTGGGTCTTTTTCAAATGATCTCGAAATGAAATAGTTGAGTCTACCGTTTTCATTGTATGAGGGAATAACAATAGAGTTCTTGTATTTTCCTGTTTCACAATAGCCAATATTATATTTTATTATATCTGCCTCGGTTAAACCTCTTTTTTGTATGTAAGATTTAGCTTGTCTGTAGGGAAGCTTACTACTATTTTTAGTCAAAGACTCAAATTCTTTAGGTAACTCTACAACTTCGTAAGTTTTATCATACTGCTCTCCTTTACCATCTGGAAAGTAGGATCTCATTTCAGCTATTTGCTGTGAAGATGCGTGTAGTTTTTTTAGTAGATTAATTAAACTTCTACCTTTTGTAGCAGGTTGACAAGTCCAACAGTTGTAGAATCCTGTAGTTGGATCTATTTCTAACTTAGGTTTATGATGCTTACAGAAGGGACAGTGGAAGGCATGGTTGCCTTTTGTAGACGGTTTAGATCTACCAATGATAGTATGTAATAATCCTAGTACTAAATGAGTCTTTTCCATTAATACTAACAATACATTTTTATTCTGGATTTACCAAATCTTTACGAAAATACTTTGAGGCTATGTGATCATTATAAGATTTGTTAGTTAAGAGTACCTCATGCACACACTGAAAATGCATCTCATAGTAGCTCAGTTGTTTTTTATTAAAGCAAAATTTTAGGATTTCTTTTCTAAGATCTCCCACACCGTTTTCTTTAATTTCTTGTAGAAGTATTTTATTAGAACCCCAATAATCGGTCCAATTTGTTTCGGCTATTACTCTTTTTGATGTAGGTTTCCTACCAGGACCGGTTTGCAAAGCTAATTCAGCTTTAGTAAGTTTTTTCTTGGTGTTTGAAAATAGAGATTTTCTACCTATGTAGAATTTTCCAGTTTTAATATTGGTAATTTTGTAGATAAATCCTACGCAATTTGAAGGTAGTTTTTCGATAGAGTCGTATTCAACAACTTGACCATCTTTGTATATAAACCATTTTTGTGACATAAACTAAATTTTAAGAATCCCATTTAACTATGAAAGTTATATCAGTGTTTGATGGAATTGGGTAAGGAGTTGCTAATTTACCAACTGCTAATAATTGAAAAGCTTCGTTATACAATCCAATAGTTGTTGCATAAGGATGAAAGGAAGAACCTGTAATATTATCTGCTAATTGGCCGTATGTTATTTGACCACTCCTATTGGTTTCACCTTTAGAA